GGTGTTTCAGGTGCATCTGGTTCAGTTGGGGTTTCTTTTTCGTTCATGCTGTTAAGGCTCAGGCCGCCCAGAAGTCCAACGAATGCGCCAACAATGGTATTGAAGGCAGGTCCAATAATTGAGAAAATTTCCTTGTTGTCCACATCCTGCATGAACAGGCCAACCATCAACGTGTAGATGACGGAGAGCATAATCATTGCAAGGGTCGCGACGGCAACGCGCAGAATCCACTCAACGGTATCAAGGCTGCCAGCCTGCTTGCTGGTGAAGATGTCAGAAATTTTCATATCAACTTACCTTTAAAGCAATGGTTGTCAACAGTGCGATGATCCCACCTGCGCTGCCAATCATGACAGCCTCAAGACGTTTGATACGAAGGATTGTTTCGCGCCAGCGTTCGGCGCATACGGCCTCATGTGTGGTCAAACGAAGGTTAAGATCATCATCGGTCATTTGAGGTTCCGTAGCTTATAGATGGTTGAAAGGTAGACGCCCGTGAGGGTGTCGATCAGGTTGCCGACTGCGCGGTTGCCTTTGCAGATTGCCTCATGATTTTTTTCAATCCAAGCCACGTCCCCTTGAAGGATCGCAAGGATATCGCCACCAGTCTCCGGGGCTGGGATGGTTCCGATAAGATCGAATGCGCCCTGCCATGCCTCAACGAGATCGTCAACGGCTTCAATAACTTCATTGTAAAAGGTGCCTAGCGCCTGATGCAATGCGTAGCTTCCAACACCTGTCGCGCGCCAGTGAAAAAAGTGCGCTGCGTTGCGGGCATGGAAGACGCGACTGATGAGTTGCTCAATCATTTTTTTGTCCTACTAGAAAACACTGAAGAATGCACCAGAGTTAGCGCTTGGCCCTACAGAAAAAATCCACCCGGTGTTATTCCCGCTGTTAACGCTGTTTGCACCCGCGCTCCATACAACGCTAGAGCCGGCACCAGATCCGGTTGCATTTGATGAGGCAATGTTCAGGTAATCTCTTGTGACATTTCCAGCGGTTATTTTTTGTATGGTCGCCTGAGTTGGATCAAGAGGGTCCGGAGTTGTGATTGTTACTAAATTACCAGCCGTGCCGCTTACGTTAAAATCTGAAACGCTCTGGGTGGTCCCAAAGCCAAAGGTGAATGTGCATGGAGTTATTGAATTTGAAATATTATTAAATGTATTTGAACTGGATATTGTTAAATTTGTTGAAGCATTTTCAAGTGTGCAATTGAAAGTGGAGTTACCTCCTACAAATGTAGAAGACGCCCCTGTCATTGAAATTTTTCCAACTCCAGATCCGACTGCTGTGGTAAATCCAGTTGGCTGGTTATTTAAAAATTGATTACATGAAATTGTTCCGCCATTAAATGTTATGCTTTTAGTTCCAAATAAAGTAATTAATTGTGGTGCTGTCAGCGTCTGGCTAGAAAGATCAAGAGTTCCATTTGTTAATGACAATGATGAGGCTGATAATGATAATGAATCAACAAGTGAATATGTTGCACCTGAGCAATTAAATATTACTGACCCAGAAAAAGATCTCCCATTGGAAGTAATTTGCTTTATTCCAGATGTTGCAAGAAAATTAACAGAACCGGGAAGTGGGTTCATCCCACTGCGCATTGTTAAATTTCCATATATATTTAATGTAGTCGCCCCACTTAGGCTTCCATTGAAAAATTCAGCAAATGTAAGATCAAGAAAGCTTGAAGTTGAACTTAATGTTATTGATGGGCGTGATGAGCTATTAAACACAAAACTCATCGCGTTTGCTTCTGCAAGATTTCCAACAAGAACGCTAGGTGATAATGCGCCGGCATTCACATTAACAACTTTATTAGTTCCGCTTGTTGTGAGCGGGCCTGTAATTGTGCTTGTATCCCAAACTGTACTGGATCCTAATGCATTAATAGTAATGCTTCCGCTAGATCCAAAATTAATTTCACGCGCGGCGGTTCCAGCGCTACTAAATACAGGTACTGTAAGATTAAAAGTTTGAAGGCTAAGCGTTCCATTAACAAGCGTTACGGTACGCGATACACTTGATCCAACTGTCATATTATCAGCAAGAGCAGATGTGCCTCCACCACCGCCGCTGAATGTAACTGGGAAATCCATCACTTTTGTATTAGATGTAATAGTCCTAGTATTCCCAGAAGACGGCGCAAATGTCCAAATGCTTGCCCCTGATTGCAAGCCCATTGCCGAATTTAAAATTAAATTACCGTATATTCTAATCGCGTTGTTATTTAAAGTTCCCGTATATGTTCCCGTAAAATTTAAATTACGAACGGTTGAATTTGAGCTGATAGTTAATGTATACGAACCGCTAGTGATGTAGAAATCAAATGAATTTGCTTCGGTTCCACTAGTTGTTGATGTTCCATGATTTATAGTTGAAGCCGTTCCTGTTGAATTTGAAATGTATACATCGCGACTTGATCCTGACAAAACAAGATTTGTAGCTAAACCGGTTGCCCAAAGAGTAGATCCAGAACCTGTACAAGTAATCCTTCCAGTACCAAAGTCTATTTCGCGACTATTGGAGTTCGAAGAATTGAATGTTCCTGTTGTTAAATTATTTGAGCCGAGTCTTAAAACTCCGGCTGTAAATGTAATTGAAACTGCAGTAAGCGAGTCTGATAATGCGTATATTGAACTAGTTCCACCCCCTCCAGTAAATGTAACAACAGGAAGAACGGAGCTCCTAGTCCTAATTGTCATTGGGGATGTTGAACTAAAAGTTAAAACCGCATTGCTTGCCCAAGTTACGCCGGTTGCAAGATCAATGCTACCATAAACTGTTAATAAATTTGTTCCGGATCTGGTAAAGGCAGTCGTTCCTGATGAAACTGTCAAATTAAAGCAGTTAGCAGTGCCGACAAGATTAACGGAATTTGTTCCAGAAAAAGATACATTATCACTAGGACCCGGAGCCGACGCGGGGGTGCTTCCTCCAACTGTCCAATTGGACGCCGCAGTCCAAGATGTACCTGAGGCTCCTACCCAAACATATTCAGCCACCGATTATACCTCCTGCGACAGCGCAATGACATCCCAGCGGGATACGTCATCGTTGTATACACAGCCAAAATATACAGTCTTTCCAGCTACGGTGTCATAATAAAAGTTTGGACTAGACGCGATCAGCGCCGTGCCGACAGGCCGGAATCCCTTAGCGGATCCGCCTGTAAATGTTATTCTTTGAACGGCCGCGCTGGTGACCCTGAGTATAATCTTACGTCCATTTGTTGGAGTTCCGCTATCAACGGGAAGCGACACTGCTCCTGTGACGGCAGTTTGAGTTTGGATATCGAAGTTATCAGAATTCCAATTCCAAGTTGCAGAATATGTCTGCGTATCAGTGCGCGGCGTGATGCGCTTATTCGTCAGCGTCTGCGTATCAGAAATTCCAACGATTGTGCTTGATGGTGCTGTGAGCGATGAGCCCCAAGACGATCCCGTCGATACAGCAATGCCACCACCGGGATATACCATGCCGCCGCCGCCGCCAGCAGCTACCCAGCTTGTAACGCCAGTGCCGTCAGTGGAAAGAACCTGCCCATTCGTCCCTGCTGTGGTCGGCAGGGTTATGGTATAGGCAGCGGAGGCGCTGTTGCTGGACTTGATTGTGGTGGCAACTGCCGATCCTGTATTAGCTAGGATCAGGGAGCCCTGCGTCGTCCCCTGTGTGCCAACAGTTAGGGCTTGTCCGCCATTTACAAAAAATCCATTAATAGCGCTGGCGTTGTTGCCGAGCGCTGTGGCAACGCCTGTACCGAGCCCGCTGACACCAGTTGAGATTGGAAGGCCGGTGCAGTTCGTCAGCGTGCCAAAGGATGGTACCCCAATGTTTGGCGTCGTAAATGCAGGAGATGTTGTTAAAGCGACATTGCCACTTCCGCTCACAGAATAGCTTGAATTCCATGCGGAGCCGCTGCTGTTTGGAATGCCAGAAGCTGGATACACCATGGAGCCGCCACCACCGGCCGCATTGATGGTAATGCCTCCAGCAGATGGCGTGATAGTGATATTTGTTCCAGCGGTCAGTGACGCCAGAGTGAAGCCGCTTCCGTTACCAATGAGCAATTGGCCGTTGGTTGGGGTTCCTGTAACACCAGTGCCTCCGTAGCCAACGCCAATAGTTCCAACATCTCCAGAGCCTAGGAGCGTTGCACCGCCAACGGTCTTGATGTTCGAGCCAGAGGTTAGCGCCGCCTGCTTACTATTAAAGGTCGACCAATCTGCGTTGCTCAATGCGCCGCGATTTGATGCAGAGGCCGTAGGTACGTTAAGCGTAATAACAGGCGTGGTAGTAGAGTTTGCAACGGTGGACGAAAGATCCGTACCCGTTGTTCCAAGCGTTAGAGCGGCAACAGAAGTTACAGTGCCGGTGCCGCTTACGGCAATCCACTCGGTATCTGTCGCCCCAGCGTTTACGGCAAGAACTTTGCCTGCATTTGACGCATAAGGCGGCAGAATATTAGCACGAGCCCCTGCTGCTGAACCCGCCCCCGTTCCACCATTTCCAACTGCCAGCGTACCACCAAGCGTAATAGCTCCAACAGTCGCGCTGTTTGGCGTAAGGCCAGTAGAGCCGCCGTTAAATGATGTTACACCGCTGCTGCCTCCTCCAGTAGAGTTAATGGTAATCGTACCGGGGCCATTGGTGATTGTGATGTTTGATCCGGCGGTCAGCGTTGCTTTAGACAAAGTATTTCCGGTGGTGTTGCCGATAAGCAATTCACCATTAACAAAACTACTTTGGCCTGTCCCGCCGGTTGCAACTGTGCGGATGTTTGTCGCAGTGTTGGCAATTTGAGAGGCAGACGTCTTGAGACTGATGCCGCCCTGAACCATTTCAAACAACTCTTGCCCAGTGAGCGTTGTCCCAGAAAGCAGCTGTGTGATTTTCTTGTTTGCCATTATTTCAACCCGTACTTAATGTTGAGGACATCCGACGCGATATTGGCCGCCGCAGTCTGCGCGTTTGTCGCAACATCCTGTGTATCGGGACGGGGATTTTTAAGCGGAATTGGATCGGGCCGCAAGAGCAAGCGACGATAATATGGCTGCGGAATATCATCGCATGAAGCGCAGACCCGCAGGCTTAGCCCAACAGGTGTACTGCCGCCGCGATAGTCTTTCTTCTCACGAAGCTGCGTGTGCTGAACCATAAATCCGCAGCCATCGCAGATCGCAAGGCCATGCGGTGACTTGGCGTCGAAGGTGGGCCAGTCCCTATATTTTTTGCCGCGTCCAAAACCGTGCTGCATCAGTAGCTCCACGGATCAATAGTGATGCGAAGCGGAACCTTTTCACGGTCCTCAGCTTTAGCGCGAACATATGCGGAATCAGCCTCACCCCGGAGAAATGCAAGCCGATCAGGAGCAAACTTGGTTGACAGCTTAGCTGCCAGACCTGCAGCAATCGCCTCCATCCAGCGGTTTGGCGCGTCGAGCGAGTTTGTCATTGCGCCAGCGTCCTGCTGGATCTTCATGCGATAGTAGCGAAGAGTTACGCTGTTATCGCGCGGCACCTGCCACAGGAACAGCGTAGGAATCGTTGTGCGCTCAAAGTAATACTGAAAAGGCCGAGCGCCATCCTGAGCCTTGTTAGGAATCGCTGCATATTCGCTGCGGCTGATCGGCTGGATTAGGATGTCGTTGTTGATACCGCCAGAGGTGACGCGAGTATACGCCTGAAGGATTGAAACCGTCTGCACATCGAGCGTGTAGCTCTGCACGCCTGCAAGCAGAGGAAGGACAACGAGATCAACTTCCCACAGGTTGGGCCCATCGTTGGACCAATCAGAGAAAAGATAATTGATGGAGCGGCGCGCGCTCTCGATGTCCTGAGACGACAGGGACGCAGGGTTGCGACCGACGCGCTCGAACGCCTCAGTGATGATATCGATCTGCTCAGATGAGCCGAAATCATATGTGTTCGATGTCGTCATCTCTGCCTCATTGTAAACTTCAGCCGGTATACACAGCTTCAGTATGTTTTACAATCGCGGTTATCCTGCCACCCACGCCGTGCCGTTATAGAAGACCGGGCAGACGACAGCGCCACCACCCGTCAGCGTTCCAAGAAATAGTGGGGCCATTGCATCCGTCACATGAGCGCGTGATCCTGTGGTGGCGCTAGCCGGAAGAGTCGTAACCGTGTAGCCCTTTGACGCCATAATCGTTTGGCCGTTAATGGTCGTCGTGCTGGTGCCTGCTGTGCCGCCGATTGCAATGTTTGTCGTGCTGCCGGATGCGCCAGCCGTTCCGATGTTGATGGCCTTGGTTGAACCGGAGGCTGTGATACCAGCTTGAATGTTAGTGGTCTGTGAAACAGTGGACTGGCCCAGCGTTAAAGTAAGAGTACTGGTGGAAAGGCCAACGGTAAATTGACCTTGAGAAGTAAACGGACCTGCAAAAACTGCGGCATTGGAGACGCGAATGGTGTCCGCGCCGATTGAGTACCTAGTGGTGGCTGTTACGTTTGTACCGGCAAGGGGGTCAGAGAAGTACGTTCCATAAATGACTGATGCACCTACTGGGTTTGAAGCGGCAAAAGTCTGTGCAGCAAGCGCATTCATGCGGACATCAGCAAGAAGCTGCACGCCAGTAAATGTTGGACTGCCAGAAATAGTCTGCGAGATATTGACTGTCCAAGTTGAACCTGCACCTGAAGCAATTACGGTACCGGATGTAACACCTCCACCTGTAACCAACATCCCTGCAGTTATGGTTCCGGATGTTACGGATACTACAGTAAGAGTTGTACCAGATATATTGCCAACAAACACTGCATTAGCATACGCATTCGTATCAGTATAGGTAGTCGCAAGCTGCTTGATACCAATGCCGGCCGTCGTCCATGCGGCAGAGGAAAGGTTTGCTCCGCTAAGACCTATAGTCCCCGTAATCGTCGGGCTGGATGACAGGACAACTGATCCGGCAGTTCCTGTCGATGTCGTTGTACCCGTGCCTCCGTTGGCAACAGGAACCGTGCCAACAAGAGTCGACGCTGAAACGGCAAGAGGCGTAGTCTGCTTAACGTAAATCGTGCCATTTGGGTTGTTTGAGTAGAAACACATCCCGATCATAACGGCATAGCCGGTTGGCGGTATGGTATTCATAATTTGACCGGCAGAGTACGGGCTCAGGTAAAGCACATCTCCGACCGTGAAGGTGCCCGTATTAACACTTGTGATAAGGCCCTGAGTCGACACATAGCCAACGGCCCCCGCAGCAATCGCACCATCGGCCAGCCCAAGGACGGCAGATGTTGCAAGTGTATTTGCCTGAGCAGGCGCTACGTTTGGATATGTTTGCCCACTCGATACGCTAGTAGCGTATACAGCAGCACCATTGGCAATCGTGGA